TGAACGCGTCGTCCACCAGATACTGGCCGCCGACGATTTCCTGCATGCCCAGAATGGCACGCTCAAAAAAACTGAATTTAGTGTTTGACGACATGTAGGATATCCCATAGAGGGGTGTTGCTGCTCCCGCACAACGCGGTCTGGCGGCCCACAAAAGGACCACCCACTATGAAAACGTCACTCAACCTCGTCGCCCTCGCAACCGAGCTGGAGCGCCAGCGCACTGCGAAGCAGGACTATATCGCCTCCTCGCCCGCCCTCGCCGTCACCCCGGATGCGAAGAGCCTCACACTCACCAACGGCGACATTCACCAGTTTGGTATTCGCGACGGCGCCCACAGCCAGCTGGCTGCGCGTCTCGACATTCCGAAGCGGTACTACGACCGGATGCGTCAGGACGCGCCGGACCTTCTCGCCACGAACGCCAACCGCTGGCTCTCGGGCTCCAAAGATCGCCGCATGGTTCGCGTGCTCGACGGCTCGGTTCGCGCCCTGCTCTCGGATCGCTACCAGCGGATCGAGAACGACGAGATCGCCGAGACCGTGCTGCCGATCCTCGCCGACCAGCCTGACATGAGGGTCGAGTCGGCGGCGATCACCGAGACGCGGATGTACATCAAGGCCGTCTTCCCCCGCATCCAAGGCGAGGTGAAGAAAGGCGACATCGTCCAGAGCGGCGTCGTCATCTCCAACTCGGAGACCGGCAACGGCGCGGTGTCGGTGACGCCGCTGAACTTCCGCCTCGTCTGCCTGAACGGGATGATCGTGCCGGACGCTCGCTTCCGCGGCTTCCACATTGGCCGAGCCGCAGGCGAAGGCGAGAGCGTCTACGAGATGCTCTCAGACGAGACCAAGCGCGCCGACGACAAGGCGATCTTGCTCAAGGTCCGCGACGTGGTCAGGAACTGCGCCTCGCAGTCCTACTTCGACACGGTGATCGAACGGATGCGCGAGACCACGACCCGCCAGATCACGGGCGATGTCGTCAAGGCGGTCGAGACCCTCTCGGTCAAGGTGCGCCTGAACGAAGCTGAGAAGGCTGGCGTCCTGCGCCACCTGATCACGGGCGGCGACGTGAGCCAGTACGGCCTGATCCAAGCCGTCACCCGCACGTCGCAGGACGTGGAGGACTACGACCGGGCGACCGAGCTGGAGGCGCTCGGAGGCCAGCTACTGGCCATCGGCCAGAACGACTGGAGGCAGATCGCGGAGGCGGCATGAACCCACGCTACACGGACTAGGAAAGGGGCTCCTTCGGGAGCCTCTTTTTTTATGCAAAAAACTGCACCCGACCCCCTAGACAGTCGCGTATCGGATATCCTATACCCGTGCTCGTTGCTCCCGCACAAAGCGGCTCGCGACCCAAGGAGATACCCAGATGACCTTCACGTATGTCAGCGACTACACCGACGACGAAGCCCAGCGCATCGCACGCGATTGCGCCGCACGGGGCTGCACCTGCTCGCTCAAGCAAATTGAGCTGATCGGCTGCGACTGCCCGACCGGCCCGTTCCCCATCGCCACCGACCCGTCCACGTGGTCTGAGTGCGCCCAGTCAGACCTGAGCGTTTACTCGGACCTGCACAAGGACGTGTACGGCTTCCGCCCGCGTGGCCACGTGTTCGCCAGCGAGGCTGAGTTCACCGCCGAGTTCGCCCGGCTCGTGGTCCAGCTCGGCGAAGTGATCGACGAGGAACGCGCCGCGAAGGTCCGCGCCGCGAAGGCCCTGAAGGCCCGCCTGCGCGGCATCATTGCCGATTACGGCGTCGATGCCGTCACCGCGCTCCGGTGGGACTTCGACGCCCTCGGCCTCAGAGGCTGGGGCGACTGGGGCCAGTACGCATTCGAGACCGGCGTCAGCTACAAGCTGGAACGCTTCCTTGAGCGCAAGAATATCAAGTGCCCCACCTGACCCCTACGCCGCCCCTCCGGGGGCGGCGCCCACCTTCAGCAACAGGAGACCATCGTGAACAAGCAAGACATCATCAAAGCCCTGCGCGCAGGCTGCGGCGTCTACCTCAACGGCCAGCGCAGCGCGCTGGTGCAGCCGGACGGCAACCGGATCAGCATCACCTACAAGTCGGGCCGGGCCGCTGTCTGGGCGATCCCCCGCGAGGAGCGGACGAGCGACAACAACTGGGTCTACTGGCTGATCCTCGACGAGAGCGACGACGCCACTGAGCGTGCCCTCCAGATCACTCAGGAGCGCGATCAGTGACCTACCGGCTCCTACCTACCGACGTGTCCGTGGATCGCACCACGGTGGCTGTGGTGCGTTACTACGACCGTTCTACGCGGTGTTGGTGGGGCTACCCCGTCAACGCCGCCGGGGACCAGCTCGGCGATGCGGTCGCGGACCATTTCAAGGACTGCATCCCGATGGACCCGGCCCAGTACGATCTCTGGAAATAATTGCACCGACCCCCTAGACGGTCGATATCGGATATCCTACATCAACGTTGTCGCCGCACGGTGCGGCTCACGGAGAGACCCATGTTCCAACTCACCACCCAGTTCAGCGGCGACCCGGCGCCCAAGACCGTCACCATTTTCAGCGAGCGTTCAGCCCGCGCCGAAATTGCCGACGCGATCCGCTCCGGCTGCTGCATCTACGCCCGCCTCGTCCAGTTCGAGAAGCTTGGCGAGGCTATCCGCGAGGGCCGCGTCATCCACACCCACGGCAATTTCTAGACCCCACCCAGCAACAGGAGACCACCATGTTCATCGTCCAGACCGCCTCGGCCAAGATGCCCGCCAAAGTCAAAGCCCCATACCGCCGCGTGGCGGTGCTTGAGGTGACGCCCGGCGCCCAGCCCAAGATGATCTCGCGCCGCGCCCGTGGCGTGATCCGCATCGTCCAGACGTGGGAGCGCCAGCACGTCGGCGCCACCGACCGCTGCGCCTACCAGCGCGCACTGGCCGAGGCCAACGCCCTCGCCGCCCGCCTGAACTCAGCCGCCTAATCCCAGCAACAGGAGACCACCATGACCACCGAGACCGAAACCCGCTCCGCCCTGCAAATCGCACGAGAGGCCGAGAACGCCGCGTCTATCAAGCTGCGCGAAGCCGAGGGCGACCTGCGCCGCGCAATTGAGGAGGCGTCTAACGCGATCAAGAAACAATGGCGCCCGCGCCTGAACGCCTTGGGCGAAGCCAAGGTCAAGGCGTCAAACGCAAGGCGGGAAGCCGAGATAGCCGCGACCGACGATCACAAATGGGAGGGCCAGTACGTCACCCGCGAGGAGACGCAGTATGCGCGCTACTCGTCCAAGGTCACCGGCCTCAAGACCATCCGGGGCTTCGTGCGGACTTACCGCCCCGGCGTCGAGCTGCCCCGGAACCGGCGGAACATCGTCAGCATCGGCGACGTGCTGGTGTTCGCCCTGAAGAAGGACGGCACGCCGGGCTTGGACTACGAGAACTTCAAGCGCCACGAAGCCGACTGGAAACTGGAGGTGCAGTCGTGACCCGCTACGAGTACACCGTCACCGCGACGCCGCGTCGGACCAAGATACCCGCCTACACGCTCGTGTGCTGGGGCGACAACCAGCGCGACGCCATCGACCACGCCACCACCGCGCTCAGCAATGAGCACAAGCACGCCGTGTGCAGGCCGTACTACGTGTTCACGGCAGTCCGCACCGGCAAGCGCGTCGCAGGTGTCGCGTGAGCAGCACCGACCTCGCCGAACAGGCTGCGACGTGGTTCTGGCAGGGCCGTCAGGCGTACCTGAAGGGCCTGCCCCGCACCCCGCCGCCAGAAGACACCTACGGCGTCTGGCTCGCCGGGTACGCCGACGCCGCCAAGACCAACCCCCGCTGACCCACTAGGCCAGCCTTTTGGGCCGATGTGCGCGCCAGATACAAAAAACCCCGCCGGGCAGGCCACCCGGCGGGGTTTTCGTTTTCCAGCAACGGAAAGAGCAAGCTTCGGGGTCGCGTGTCCGGCTCTGGGTTGGGGGGACGAGACATCCACACAACCCCGAAGCTGGCAATTTATGGGTGATTTTCGTTCCGCGTCACCCCGCCTTCTGGCCCGGCGCGTCCTCGACGGCCTCGGTCTCGTCTGCAATCGCGTCCAGAGCCCGCCTGAGAGCATTCGTGGCTTCGGCTACCATCCTGCCACCGACCCTCTCGGATCGCACCAGCGAGGCTGCAGCGCGCGATACGGAGCATCCTTGGACCACTACCTGCAAAACCATCCACCGCTCGTAATCGGACAGGCTGTCGAGCAGGGTCTGCGCCCGGCGCCACGCCATCAGGGCGTCGCAGCGGCTCGCCGTCCAGCCGTCCGAGCGGCGCATGTCGCGAGAGGGATTGCGCGGTCGGAACGTGGGCGGCGGGGTGCGGGGCTTGTTCGCCCGCGTCATCGTGGGCTGGCCCCGCGCCCAGCGTGCGAACAGGTCACGCGCCGCCGCCGGGATCAGCTCGGTGGGATCGGCGACCGACGCAGGCGTGTAGTAGGCCGCGTGACGCTCAGCGATCCACGCGCCCGCGTCCGCCTGTCGCGGCGAGATCGTGCCGCGCACCAGCAGGTGCTCCAGCCGCGACAGCTTGCGGCTCGCCGTGTATGGCGCACGCGGATTGTCCGTCCACGGAACAGTTTCGACGACGGCGTCGTCCACGCTTGTGGTCATGTGCAGCCCCTTGGTTAGCGCCAGCCCGGCACTCTACGCGACTACTCCGTGTCTCCCCGAAGCTCGGCGAGATCGGCAAACGACAGCTCCGTGAACCGGCGCGTGGCCGGTGAAAAGTTCAGCGCGAAATCTCCAATCGGTCCCATGACCTCGCGATACTTCGACTTCCAGACGCGCACGTTCGACACGTTCTCCAAGCTCTGGTCGGCCTCGACGCTGACGCCCAGATCGCAACGGTTGACGAAGTGCGCGCTGCCCGAGATGTCGTAGCCGTCCGGCATCTTGCGCTTGCCGCCCCACTCGGGCGGCTTGCGCGGGTGAGCCAGTATCGCGATGTGAACATGAAAGCGAACGGCGAAGCGACGCATCGCGGCGATGTACACGCGGACGGC